GTCTTCTTCAATCAGTTCTGTTTCAATTCCACGGTCTTCCCAAACCTGCTGGATTGCAGCAACTTTTTCATCGAATGAACCACAGACGATGAAAACTTTCTGCGGAGTGCGGTTGTAACGATGGTACCAACGCATTTTCTGAGTAATTTCTTTAGCGTATGGTGAGTAAGCCTCACAAACTTTTTTCATTGTGAAAACTTTTTCAAAAGATGAAGCTTCAGCGTAAGCTGTCTTGTAAATTTCTGAAATGTTAGCGACCTGTCCAATGTGATCGATAAGAGCATAATTAGTGATAGTCATAGTGTTTAACCTCTCTTTCTGACTAATAAAATTCACAAAGTTAAATTATTTAATTTCAGGGCTGTTAAGTTAGAACCTAACAACCCTGATTGGTGTGCGAAACTCTTTAGCGAGTTGAAAATTATGTGAAGTTCCACGGGATTTACCATCCCAAAAACAAACACACCCTCGATTCTCGAATTGAGAAGCGAAGGCGTGCATTTGACGGTTCCGAAGAAAACCTGCGGATTTACCGTTTGCGTTCCAATTAGGAAGGAATTCTTTGTAAGGTAAGTTATGTTCGATAGCGTATCTTTTTGCTAAAGTGTCTGCTCCTTTAGCTCCACCGCTGATGATGGTGATTGTTTCCTGATTGGCTAAAAATGTGTTTAGTTTCTGTGACAATAACGAATAATCTGAAAATGTGCGAGAACCTGCAACAATACAGTAAAACATATTGTACCTCCTTTCGATAACTCCCTTGCTTGAAATATTGTTGAGTTCTAGCTCTTTCCACTTATCATAGATGTAAACGCACCGTAAGTGTCAGCCTATCGGTGATTGTAGGTATCAGGACCTCCGCATACCCTTTTCTCCTAAAGTGTTCATTGGAGCACTAGAAAACAACAATATTTATTTTTCAATGTACATCGCCTTTTGGGCATCAAGTGAATAACATGATGGTGCTAAGCGTGTAATTGCCGGAGGCTGCCTTAAGGCATTTTTCACGGCTCTCTGTGAGAGCAAAATAAAAAATTTTTTCTGAACTGCTGTATATTCTACTAACAGAAAAAATTTTTTATTTTAGTGAAAAAAATTATGCGCTTAGAAACACCATTATGTTAGAGTGATGATGAACAAAAGCGTACATGAAAAAGATAAGATGTTGTTATAGTGCGTCAAAAGAACCTTAGGAGATACAAGGTTGTGGAGTCTAATACTAAATCATGATAGGTGACATAAGGTTCGTTAAATTTTGATAATGGAGAGCGCGGAATGAACAATTAAAAAGCAAGGTGTTTCGGAAGAGGTACTATATTCTCACATTGTATAAATAATGAAAGTATTCACAAATGAATACTTTCTACTTATCTATTAAGCCTCTGACCCCCTCAGAGGCTTGTGAAAAAAGTACCTCGGATTTGTTTACAAATCTGTAAACTTTTTACCAATATATTACATATAATATATTTATCTATAGAAAAAAAATATTATATGGATATATATGTAAAAAAGTTGACAAAAATGTAAACAAAATCGTTGCTATTTTTTCAGCCAAAAAATTTAGAGGGTAGGAAAATTATGTAAATTGATTAAACGATTATGAATATTCTGACAGTTTAATTAAGGTCAATATCTATACATATACATATATAATAATATTTATACATTAATGTGAAGAACTTGTTCGAACATTATATGTGTAAATATTTTCCTATTTAATATGGGGGTCGGGTTTAAAATTTGCACAGTAGCAGGGTATAGGTATATATAATATATTTATTTCGCTTTCTAAATTTGTTTTCTTTTTTAGTAAATTCCTCATCAAATTTCCTAAAATTTATTTCCCTCATCATCTTTAATTACTTCCTCTTCTAATTTAAGTACCACTATGAAGTAGTGGGGGTAGCCCTTAAAATACAATATATAGTAACATCCCTTGACATCCACCACTATATATTGTAAATTTACGATAGAATAGGAGGTATCTAGTATGGCACACAGAATTACTATTGACGTTATTGATGATCAGGTCCGGCTTCAGTTTGGCAACGCACCTGATGCAGAACCTATGACAGCTAAGGATGTTGAACCTATGCTGATGTCAGCATATGAAGCTGTAATATCCCGTGTACTTGATGAGATCAAGAGAAACGTATCTGAAGATCAGCAGGAAGCTGTTTACAGAGGTACGTACGAACATCTTGTCCTTGTCTTTGACGCATTTCTGCAGAAACTTTTCCCGAATATGAACCAGACAGGATTTGATTTCACAGATGCTGCACTCATTTATGCTCAGGATCAGATCATCAAAGAAGCTGAACAGAAGGGCATTTCATTCGAAGATGCGATTAAGAATTATGAAAAGAAAGCCCAGGAATACATTGCTGAACGTATAACAAGGAAAAGTTAAATGCTTGAAAGATGTCCGAGATGCGGTTCCGAATGGAAAACAACCATTGCTATGAATAAAAGCCCATCGGAATTCTGGAAAGAGTGCAGTAACCCAGCCTGTAATACTTATCTTAATACTTATGTTCCTCAGGCTCATCAGTTCTCTTTTCACGAAGATCCGCACACTTTTACTGGCAATTTTGGTGGGTACGGTTCAGGAAAGACTCTTACAAGCCGTGAAGAGATCTATAAACATATTTTTATCACCCCTAACGGAAACACGCTTATAGGGGCAAATGTAGCCTCTCAGTATGAACAGACGATCAAGCGGGAGATAGAAGCTGACCTTCCTGAGGCTTTCGTGAAAAATATCAATACTCAGAAGAGTTATGTTGATTTTATAAACGGTCATCGATTGATGTACAGACCTTATGATGATCCTAATAAACTCAGGTCATACAATCTGACTTCCTTTTTGATAGTTGAGGCATCTGAGGTTAAGCAGCAGTCATTTGTCCAGTTGAAAACACGACTGAGAAATATGGCTGCTACGGTGCCTCAGCTTGATGAAAACGGAGATATTATTTATAAGGAAGCTGCTAATGGAGTAAAGATACCTGTTGTTAAGAATAACTGGCAGAAGGGGATAATTGAAAGCAACCCTTCTGCTGGCTGGATCAAGAACGATGTTCTGACAGTTTCTTCGGATATTTACAAACACGGAGATATTGTTGACGAATATTACGTTGATCCTGATCAGGCTGACCCTGCTATCAGTACTCACGTTACAAGCACTTCTGCGAATGAATTTCTTCCTGAGGATTTTATTGAACGAAATACAAAGAACAAACCGATGTGGTGGGTTAACCGCTATATTTACGGTTCGTTCCTTTATGCTGAAGGAAAAGTTTATCCTAAGAGTAACGCCTGTATAATTGATGACTTTGATATTCCTAAACACTGGAAACGCATTGTTGCATTCGATTACGGTCTGTCTGATGACGCTGTTTTTATTGCAGGGGCTGTTGATATTGAGAAGGGTGAACTTGTAATTTATGACGAAGCCAGAACTAAGGATAACAACGTGGAAATGCTGGCGCAGTTATTTTACGAGTTCACAGAGGATATTCCTATTGGTGGGTGGATCTGCCCGCCTATTATAGACCCTAAGTCAGGTCCGAAAAGAGATTATGAAAAGAAAAGCCTTACGGATCATTTCCTGGATTACGGTATAAGTTTCATTCCGGGATTCATAAATGTAGACGCACGTATTTTCAGACTGAACACTTATTTTGAGTCAGGAAAGTTGAAAATAATGCGGAAGTGTAAGGATCTTATCTGGGAACTGGACAATTATAAATTCAAGACAGATGAATCTGTAAACAGCGGTTACACAGGGAAACCTGTTGATAAGGATAACCACGGGATAAACGCTCTGGAGTGGATAACTATGGAGCTGCCTTCAAACCCGGCTGATCTTTTGTTTGGTGTTTACAATAAAAAGGGTGTGAATATCGCAGATGAGAGAGCTGAAGAAGAGAAGAAAACGGCTTATTGGGCATTGGCTGATGATGAAGAACGGGATGAGCTGATGTCTGAAACGCCTTTTGATATTGCATATAACATGTGGTAGGAGGGAATTATGGAAATCATTGTCGGTGTAACTATGGTTCTGATTCTGATTCTGATTATCTGGATCTTTTGTAAGAACGTTACTATTAATATCAATCTTAATCGTACTTACCCACCAGTTGAAGAAGTCAGGATCGGAGACATCTATGATGAAGATGGAAAGATAAAAGAAAAAGATGACAACATGCCTGATTGGAACGAAGTTATTGCTGAATTTAACAGTATTATGTTAGATGAGGAGGATAATAATGGCTGAGGAAAACAAGAAACTGGAACAGGAATTTCTGGATAAGAAGCTTCTGTCAGAACTACATAATTATTACGATACGGACCGAAGGTATTACGGACGTATCCATAAGAAGATGAGGTTGCTTAATTCTACTGATAACGGTGATCTCTGGAGAGCTATTCATGCTAAGTTCCCACCTTATCAGCTTTTACCGGACACTAACTTTGTCAGTTATGTTAAGCAGAATATTCTTGCTTCACTCTATACTGTAAGCAAATCTGCACAGATTATTCCTACAAGTGAAGAAGATGCGGATTTCTGTGAAAGCTTTAATGTAGCTCTGGAACATGATTGGGATAAGAATAACGTAGGTTATTATCAGTTCCTGGCAGGGGAGAGAGCTGCCTTACTGAATGTTGGTTATACGCAGGTCATCTGGGATACTGAGAAAGACCAGATCTGCTATAAGAACATAGATCCTATCCGTTTCATGCGGGACCCGTTTGCTGATGATCTACAGAGCAGTGGTCACTGTGTTGTCTACAATAATTTCCATAAAGACAAGCTGCGAAAAATGTATGGAAAGGCTTTTATTGATAAGATCATCGATAAGAAACGTGCCGCTTCAAGCGAAATGCCCCCTGATTACCTGGAGCGTAACAATGTAGGAGACAGTTCTGACCACTATACGCTGTTTATCTGGTGGATCAAGAATGAAGATGGTGGCGTGGATGAAATTCATACTATCGATAACGATGTCATTCTCCTTAAAAAAGAAAACATCCAGCCTAACTGTTTTCCATTTGCAGAGTTGTATTGTAATCTGCCAGGTGCGTCTCTTGTAGGTACAAGCGAACCCGCCAAAATATTTGCCAACAACGTTGTTTATAACCTGATGGACTCAATCGCCTACACGTCAGAATACAAGAATCAAAGACCTCCAAAATTTGTTAGTACGCAGAGTGGAATGAATATCGCTGCATTTAGCAAACACGGTGATGAAGCGGATAGGACATTTATTGTTAACGGTGATGCTTCCAGAGCTGTACATTACCATCAGTTCCCGCAGGTAGGACCGCAGCTTGCTACTATGCAGATGACGTTAGGGCAGAACATAAAGAATGTCACAGGGGTAGATGATAAGTATACAGGACGTGATACAGGTTCTATTATTACTACGGGTGGTACAGAAGAGATGCTAAACCGCGTAACTCTGGTTGATACTCCTAAGGTAATGAATTATGAGAAGTATACACGGGAACTTACGGAGCTTACGCTTAAGTTTATGCTCCATTATTCCCCGAAACGTAAATATCTGATCAGGGATGAGGCTAAATCCAAGCCAGAACAGGCTGTTTATAAGGTCATAGAAGTAGATTTTCCTAGCTGTGATAGTGATGCAGTGTTTGAATACGCTGTACAGATCAGTTCAGAACTGCCTAAGAATAAGCAGAGAGTACAGGCTTGGGCTAACAATATGATGGAAAAACAGATGCAGTATCAACAGCAGGGCATTCAGATAGACGTTATTACTCCTGAAGAATGGATCAGATGTCAGGACGTACCTTATAAAGAGCAGATGCTGCAGAGAATGGGCATTCAGAGCGGGCTTAATGCTTATATTGAAGCACAGAATGTTATTTCTGAATATGCAAGTATGCTTGAGCGTGGTGATCTGCCTGAAGATGCTATGGCAATGGCGGCAGATGGATTACAGGCTATGCGTCAGGGTGAAATGACACCTTATCAGCAGCAGATGGAACAGACTACACCCGATATGGGATTAAGTATGTAACCACAAGTTGGTTTACATAACTCCTTTCTTCGGCGTGTGCCATATATAGTGTGAAGGTCAAGGGAAAACACAATATATTGTGTATAATCCCTTGACTTTTACTATATATTGTAGTATATAGGTGGTAGAAAATGGATACCACCGTCCAATAGGTGAGAATAATAACTGAGTCACTCCCGACTCATAGAAAGGAATAGGGAAGAATTATGGCATTTACAGACGAAGAATTGAGAGATTTTGAGGATGCTTTTGGTATTTCATCTGAAGAACCAGAGGAATCCGAAACCGAAGAGGAAACTGAAGAAACTGAAACGACAGAGGATCAGGATGACACAGAAGAATCTGAGGACTCTGAATCCGAAGAAGAAACGGAGGAAGAGGAAGAACAGCCTGAAGAACCAAAACCTGCTGCAAAGAAAGGTAATAAGCAGAATCACGCATTCGCAGAACTTAGAAACCAGAATAAGAAGCAGAATACGGTACTTCGGGAAATCGGCAAGCTTTTAGGTTTAAGCTCTGATGTCAGTATCGATGAGATTTCTGATAAGGTTGCAGAAGCACTTATTGCTAAGGAATCCAAAGATAAGGGCATTCCTGTTGAAACACTGCAGGAGATCAGAGAACTTAGAAACATTGCTGAAGAAAACAAACAGATAAAACTTGAAAGAGAAGTAACAGAAGCTTTTACGGACCTTGTAGAGAAATATAACCTGTCACAGGAGCAGTTGCTGGAATTCACTGATTATCTGGCAGAAAACAATATGAATCCTCTGACAGGGGAGCTGGATACTAAGTATATCGGTCCTGTTTATCAGCAATTACACAGCGAAGATCTTATCAAAGCTGCTGTAGATAAGGCTTTGGCAGCAGATAAAGAACGCAGAGAGAAAGCCAAAAGTAAAAGTGCTTCAGGCGTTCCTGCTAAAAAAGGCGATGTTGATACTGGTAAAGCAGGGGATTACGAAATCGACAGTATAAATGCTCTTGACTCTTTCTTAGCCAAACAGGGTTCCTAAGCTAGAAAGAAAAGAGGTATCAAAATGGCATTTACACTCAATGCGCTTGCAGGTACTGAGAATATTAACACTATTGTACAGCTTGCAAGATCTTACAACAAACAGACAGGACAGGAAGAAGCTACTAAGAATCTGATCAGACCTGAAGTATTTTATTCTAAGCAGATCCTGGATACTATCCGTCTGGATAAGGATGAATACAAGTACTACAAGCTGGCTGATGAAACACCTATTCAGGAAAAGGCAGAAAAGCTTGTGCTGCGTAGATGGGCTCCGCTTCAGGCACACACTGTTCCGCTCGTAGAAGGTGTACCACCAGTATCCGATAAGGGTTCTGTAGAAAAGTATGAACTGTCTGCAGATCAGTACGGCAGATACATGGAATTTACTGATAAGGTAGATTTCAGCGTAGTAGATCCTGTTATCGCACACTATACCAGAGAATACGCTATCGTAGCTATCGAAACGCTGGATATGCTTGCTAGAGAAACTCTGCTTGCCCACGCTAACCCTTGGTATGCTAATCAGGTTGCAAACTTTGAAGCACTTGATTTTACTAGTAAACCAAACATGACTGACCTGAGACTCATCGTGCTGCACTTTAAGAGATCTCTGGTTAAGCCTCGTAGTGGTGGTAAGTATGTTGTTGTATGCTCCCCTGAGTTCACATACGACATGATCTCTGATCCGACTGTAGAAAAGTACATGAAGATTAATAACACTACCAAAGATGCTTATGATGGTTCCGTACTGTTCCCACTGTTCGGGCTGGAATTTGAGGAAACTCTGGTATGTCCAAGCTCCGGTGATTTCATGAATGGTGCTACAGAAAGTAAGAGAATCTATAGAGAATCTGGTACTGATCCTGATACTGGTGAAACTACTTATACTATTCAGACAATCACTAAAGATACTGATCTGGGTGATGGCTCTGGTGATAAGGTTTACGAGTCCTTTGCAGAAGCGGTAGATCCTACTGCAGGTGCATATGTTAAGGATCCTAGAACCAACATGGATGCGTCCTTCATTCCACAGTATGGTTACTGGAGAATTGAGGAACTGGTTCTGGACGGTCATAATGACTGGCATGAATTCAATGTTCAGCACATCCTGATTGTTGGTAAAGAAGCTCTTACCAGAACCTGTCTGACAGGCGAAGGTCAGGTCAAGGTTTACGCTAAGCCTAAGGGATCTGCCGGTGTACTGGATCCAATCGATCAGAGACAGTCTATTGGCTTTAAGATCAATTCCGTTGGATTCGGTTCCACAAGACCTGAAGCTATCGTGGACTACATGTGCGTACCAACTACAGCTAACCTTTACTAAGGAGGTAAATTAATATGGCTAAGACGAAGAAGGAGACTGCTATTTCGGAAGGTGCTGTTCGCGTTACAGATACACAGCGTAGAAGAGAACTGGCACGTTATTACCAGTCAGAGGAAAAGAAACCTGTTTCCATTTCACCATTGTACAAGCCTCATTTCGGGACTTGTATGATGGTTACGATCAATGGAATCGGACTCTCTATTCCTTGCGATGGTAAGGTATATAACATTCCGAAAACATTCGCTAATGAAGTTCAGGCTCGTATCAGCAAAGTCGATATGATTCTGGAAAAGAAAAATAGAATGAAAGACGTTTCACGAAATTATGAGACTTCTCCTGGAGAGCTGAACTTTTTCACTTAATCAATAAGTAGGGAGAATCTCCTCCCTACTTAATTTTGTTTTATACGGAGGTAAGAACAATGATCGAAAGAGATGCTCAGGTAAATATTAGGGTTATGTATGGTGATGAAGAAGCTGGGAAGCGTATTACAACAGCACAGAATGCAGTAAACAACACTAAGCCTGTACGTGCTAAGGCAGTGGCTGCTCCTACAACAACGGGATCTGCATACATTAATACAGGTGATAAGTAAGGTGTAAATTATGAAAATCAGAGATATTGTGAAATTAACAAATAAATATCTGGCAGGAGAACAGCTTACTTATGCAAAACTTCTGCCTTTCCTTGATGAAGTTATTGATGATATCAACAATACTCTGAGTTCAACTTACCCTTCTTTTACATCCTTAGGAATTGAGGATGCTCCAACAGTTGATGATGTTTATGATTATTTCCCCGATAGCTACATCCGATCAGTCGTGGCTATCGGGGCGGCTTCTAAGTTCTATATTATGGACGAAGAAGGTGTAGATCCTGCTACGGATTATTCATTAACTTACAGAACTAATCTGTTTTATATGGAACGTGACTTTCTTGATCATGTGCCAGAACTTTATCAGTCAGACAGTACAGGCAGCACAAGGATCAATGAAGACAGGCTTAATGCGATTTATCGTACCCACTTTGATTATAGGATTTGGTTTTAACTATGGCTACAATTTCTAATTACAAACAAAGAGGTAGACAGGCAAGACAGTCTACTGTAGAAACAGATTTCAGTTCTGGTATGCAATACACCAACGGAGCTGTTAGAGAAGGGTTTATCAAGACTCTTGTGAATTTCGATTTAATGAATGACACGAAAGTTCTTGTACCTCGTGCCGGGCTTCGTACCTGTGAATTTATTTTCCCTGATATCGGAAGAGCCAGCGTTTATAACGCTGACTTTTCCTCAGAGGAAATTTCTATTAAATTTGCGAAAGAATGTGTTGAGAATAATAAGACTTATAAACAGTTTATTTTAGGTGAACAGGGTGAGTTACCTACTGAAGGAACTATACATGTATTAACCTCAGAGAATACTGATATACGATTAAGTATAGACGATCTGGAAGGTGGAACTTTTGATGAAAAAATATCTGCTTGGGATGTTCCTTTACAGTATGACTTTTCAGCAGAGTGTTCTTTTTATTCGGTAGATCTTACTGAAATACATGGAGTTCCTTTAGCTAAAGATACACGTACTTCTTTACCTGTAGGGACCTTTGGTTTTAACAATAATTTTTATTTCATTGGAATAGGGGAGAACCCCGGAATAAAACGAACCGTTTTTGATGCTACTTCTAAATCTTATAAATTTGAAGCTGTAGATCCTATATCTGTTTCAGCAAGTGAAGCAGTTACTCTTGGTTACAATATGCTTCAGGAAAATCCTTATAGTTTTGATAATACTATAAGTCCTGCATCAGCTACCTTTGCTTTTGAAGGTATACTTCCTTATGATTCTGAAGGGAACCTTATGATGACTCCTAGAAAGAATCAGTTGATTACCTTTAAAGCTCCATATACAGCTTCACTTGCGGATTATGAAGCTGTCTGGGAATGGCGTACTGCTGCTGCAGATGAATGGACCGAAGCAGGACGCAGTACTTTTACGGTTGCTGCAGATTCCGCACCGTCCTGTGAATGTTCTTTCAGAGTTCCTACAGATGAAGTATTAGTAAGGGTTCAGGTTTATAAGAATGGTGCTACTGTAGTAGAACACGCTATGACAGTAGGTTTTGATTTTACAAAGGATGAGAACAGTTCTTTTGAGAATATCCAGCCTACTAAGTACGATTTACTTACCGCTTCAGGCATGGTTTATTGGAAGAGCAGACTTGTTCTTTGGGGAGTTCCTTCTGACCCTACTATTCTGTTTATAAGCGATCTTAATGAACCAGGATACTTTCCGTACCCTAACAATATAACTGTGTTTGATGAACCTGTTATTGCTGCTTTGGAGTTTATGGATAATCTGATCGTTTTTACAACAAGTAAAATTCATCAGGTTTCTGTTAATGAAGATGGATCTTCATGGACTTCTACAGTTTTACAGTCAAATCTTCATATCCAGCCTTATGACAAGCATCTTATTAAAGCTGTACGAAATATGATTTATTTCAAATCAGGTAATTACTATTATATGCTTGTTCCTAAAGCTCAATCCACTACAGGTGAACTTACATTAGCTCCAATCTCAACACCTATTACGGAATTCTTTAATAACTTTTCTGTTAATGTTGAACGTGTTTTCAGAGAAGTATATGCAAGAAGTTCAGATGATCCGGTACAGCTTGAACATAACTATGAGCTTGTGACGTACTATAACTTTTTAGATTATGAGAACATTCATAATATCTATGCTTATAGGTATTCTGATCATCGTTATATTCATTTTGATATCATTTATAACACTGTTGATCGTTATTGGAAAATCTGTATTTATGAGAATCCTCATTTACTGTTTCCGTATCGGAATGACGCTACTCAGCATGGTTTATTAGCTTCTACGTCATGTATTAATTTCTCTATTTTTGATGGAAGTACTTTCAATACAATTACACGTAGAATTATTCAGATTTTGAAGTTTGATCCATTATATGTTCAGGATTTTTATATTCCTGTTGATCGTGTAACTGAAGAAGGTTCTGTACCAATTGCGATCAATTATTCTGAACAATTTTATGGTGAAAGCTATGATAATCATGTAGCAATTTCACCATTAGGAACTGCTTCAGTAATTGATCATACTGTGAAGTTTGATGACATACTTATTAATACTGTTGAAGGACATACTGTAGTATTTGATACTCCGTCCGATCAGCATAAGGGGTTTTACTTTCCAGAACTCAGAAGCGTTTTTGATTATATACAGGAACACAATGATGAGATCTTTACTTATAAGAATTGGCAGTTCCTTGATACAGGTTATAGGGATGATGCGATTTTTCTTAATAAAAGATACAGAGAACTACAATTACAACTTAATAATATAGATAATCAGGACCTGCAGTACGGTATGGATTTCCTTATCGCAGGAGAGCCGCGAAGAACTATGTTTAAGTATGAAGTTTCACAGGTAATTGATGAAATGGATACCGAATATAACATAGCTTATATAGATGCAGTTCCGTTTATGGATATTCCAGTTGATGATATAAAGCTTGATAATCTATGGACATTACGGAAAAGTCTTAATCCTGAGATCAGTTTGTGGAAAGTAAGAGCTGCAATTTCAGGTAAGGGAGCTGCTCCTAGAATGAAGCTGTACTCCAGGAATGAAAAAAGATATGAGCTTTTAAGTATTAATTGGGTATACCGTCTTATGAATATGAGGTAAACACAATGCTAACTTTTAAGTTTAAAGTTAAAGATGTCAACCTTCTTCCCAAGTGTTTTCCTCTAACAATTGGTGGGGAGGTTGACTATGTAAAATGTGTATTTGAAAGCTTTTCCGAAGATTGGAAGGATGTAACTCATAAGAAAGTTCTATTCAAAAACCAATCTTATAACATCGTAAAAATCACGGAAGTTGAAGATGATGGGACCTGTCTGGTGCCTGTAGAAGTTTACATTAAACCTGGTGTTATCTCCATGATGGTCTATGACGATGTAGGAGAAAAGTTTACAGATGTAATTAAATTATTTGCTGCTCCAGATCTAAGAATCAAAAGTACAGGTGAGATATCCGAAACTCCTGATACGTACCCGGCTTTTCATAGGAAGATACAGTCCTTAATAGGTGATGCTTCCGATTCTACATATGAATTGTTTATTGAAGAAATGGAAGCCTATATTCAGGAATATATGGATTCTCATGGCGGTGTTAAAAACTATAACGAGCTATATAATAAGCCTCAGATTGAAACTGTAGAGCTTATAGGGAATAAATCCTTTAATGATCTTGGATTGGAGCGTTTAACCGATATTGATTTAGATACAATTATTTATCTGGAGGGATAAAACAATGGCTAAGTATTTAGATTATGATGGTGTGAAATATTTATGGGGTAAGATAAAGACTACTTTTGCTCTTATTTCGCACACGCACACGAAGAGCCAGATTACTGATTTTCCGACTATACCATCAGCAAACAGTACAGCAACAAATATCAAGATGGATGGGACGCAAAGCGCAGGTTCTCTTGCAACTTTTGCAAAGGCTGACCATGTACACCCATCTGACACAAGCAGGGTACCTACAACAAGAAAGGTAAATGACAAAGCGTTGTCAGCTGATATTACTTTGGATGGTGAGGATATTATTGTTGGCGGTAATTCACAGTATGCAAGTGATGACATTGCAACAGTCATAGAGACTCTTGATGGTGCAGTCGATAACAAAGTTGACAAGGTTTCGGGCAAAGGTCTTTCCACTAACGATTACACCACAGCAGAGAAAAGTAAACTTGAAGGTATTGCCGCAGGAGCAGAAGTCAATGTAAATGCGGACTGGAACGCAACATCAGGGGATGCTCAGATTTTGAATAAGCCGACCATCCCAACATTAAAAAATGTGTTTGGAATTGTTAAGGTTGGGTCTACAAGCATTACAGCCGACACCACGCAGGACACTTTGACGCTTGGGGCGGGGGATGCAATAGTATTAACCCCGGATGCGACAAACGATTCTGTGACATTTGGGCTTGCTGATGAGTATGGCGACACAAAAAATCCATACGGCAGTAAGGCTAAAAATTTAATATTAGCATCGCCAACAGGTACGGCGGGTTTGCCTACCTTTAGGGCATTGTATCCAGCGGACATCCCAGACTTAAATGCGAGCAAAATAACTGCGGGGACACTTAGCGCAGACAGAATCCCAACAAGCATTGCCAGAAAAGCGTCGCCTGAATTTACTGGCACACCAACTGCACCAACAGCCGCCGCAGGAACAGATACAACACAAATTGCCACGACAGCATTTGTAAAAACAGCGGTTGAGAATGCTATGGCTGGCGGTGCCGTATTCAAGGGAACAGCACCTACCAATTTCGCCCCTACTAATTATACCGCGGGTTGGTACTGGATTGTTGGTACTGCTGGAACTTATGCAGGTGAAACTTGCGAAGCAGGGGATATGATCTTTTGTACTACAAGTGCTGCAACTTACGCTGCGGCAAACTTCGATGTTATTCAGACCAATCTTACAACACTTACTACTTCAGATATTGATGCAGCTATTGCAGCGGCATAAGGAGTGAACCATGTCTAAGTTTTTAGATGCTACAGGACTGACTTATCTATGGACTAAGGCTAAAGCTACTTTCCAGGCTAAGTTGGTAAGCGGAACAAATATTAAAACCATTAACAATCAGTCACTTCTTGGAAGTGGAAACATTAGCATCAGTAGTGGTGTAACACCTTATGACTACATCACAGAACGTGGGACAAGTGGAAAATGGACTTACGAGAAATGGAAGAGCGGAAAAGTAGAAGCGTGGTTTGAAGGCTCAGTCACGCCAAACACGCCAACTCAGAACTCAACGAACAAGTTGTATCATTCCGCAAGTAATACACTGTCAATACCGTCAGGAATTTTTCCTGCTGCTCCGAGTCATATTATAGGTTTTCTCCATTCTGCAAACGGTAGGTATATATCGATTTATGGGACATCCTCTTCTGCCACATCATTATCATGGGAGTTATGGCAAAGCACAAGTTCAGCAGCGTCATTCGTTATAAGGTTTTACGTTGTATATTTCCCTGATTAAAGAAAGGAGGCGTTTATGACTATTCCAGTATCAGAAAACTACGTAGATGAGTTACGAATAGAGGGGACAAATCATGAGATAGTTGATACTAATGCCAGAACTACAATTGAAGGATTAGAAACAACTTTTAATGAGTTTGAAACTACTGTTGAAGAAACGATGGTTAATCTTAATGGGAATAATACATATGGACAGGATTCCGTAAGCTCCTTTCCTGGACCTAACAATATTATCGTTGATTCAAAAACTCTTTTTGAATACTTGCGTTCAGTTTTAAGATTAGTTGTTACTACACACAGTATTAGTTTTAACAGTATTTCAGCTAAAGAATGGGTTCCTATTGATGATTATTTGATAGATACACCTGACAATAAAGTTGCTAATTTATCAGATTATAAACCAATAGGTATTGTAGGGCATTATCAGTGGAACTATCATATTCGATTAACTTCTCATTATCTATCAGGACCTTTAACTCCTTCAAAAAAGTATGCTATTTCTTGCGGTCTTGAGAATACTTCCTCTAATTCTGTTTCGGGAGGTACTATTAAGTTTAAAATACTTTGGGCTTCTAAAGCTTTTGTAGGATTACTCGCAGGAACTGGACAGGAAGCCAGCTCTTCAAGTAGTACTATTGACTGTCCTAATTGTGACGGAAACGGTGTTCAGAGTGACGGTACTCCATGTCCTTATTGGCTTTCAAGTGAAAATAGACATATGACTACTCGGGAGATACAAGAGTTTGAATGGTTAGAATGGCATTATCAGGATCCAGAAACAGGATTGTGGTATGAGAGCAGGACTGGTAATACTGATCCGGTTGATTATCCTTTTGATTAATTAAGGAGGGATTAATATGAAATATCTTATTCAGCACAAAAAAGAATTTTTTATCACTATTTTACTTTTTATCACTTATGCCACAATACTTATATGGGCGGTTTGGTCCATTGTACATGGTACATTTGATTTCAAAAACTTTTTCTCTATCATAATGTCTGTCATCAGCTATTTCGGATGGTACTATAATATGCCGACTTCTGAAGAAAACTCCGTCAAGACTGGAGAAATGAGAATGATGAAGGCTGGCACATATGCAGATGATGAAATGCAGGGCATCGGTGACGAAGATCCTTTCGATGAAGATGAAGGTGATGACGATGACGATATTTAAGCAATGGGACTCAAGATGGGCAAAGTGTAAATATCCATATGGGGTCAAGACTCTCGCTTCCAGTGGTTGCGGCTGTTGCTCCGTAGCAAACGTCATGGTAGAAGAACCGTACTATTCTCACATCACACCGAGATTCGTAAGACCGTATATGGTTGCGAAAGGCTATGCAATCTACGGAGATGGAACGGCAAGAAGCGGAGTGGCTGAAACATTGAGACATTACGGATATACCGTCAAAGTTCCTAACGTATCCTCATCTATGGAGAAGATGTGGAAATATCTGAAGAAATCCAAGAAGAAGCGTGGAGTCATTTTGTTCGGCGGTGGAACAAGAGGCGGTGTTACATGGACTCTCCACGGTCACTATGTAGCTTATTCCAAATACAAAATCAAAGGCGGTCAGCACTGGTTCAAAATGAAGGACTCAGGCAGATGGAATGATGGTTGGTTTTGTTATGAGAAACACATGAAAGGTCTTGTAGTATGGGCTTGCGTGTGCATGGAATTTGAGCATGAAATTCAGTACCCGAAACTGAAGCGAACAAAAGGATACTCAGGCAAGCTTCCTACAAGAGTAATCAAATATGGAAGCAAGGGAAAGAGTGTTAAACGCTGGCAGAAATTCCTTAGATGGGCATTCGCAAGTAAAAAGCTCAAGGCAGGTGGTAGCTTCAGGACCTACACAAGGTTCTTGACGATGGCATTCCAAAAGCGCACAGGGCTTACTGTAGATGGTGTCGTTGGCGAAAAGACACTGGACAAAGCAAAGGAGTTTAAGAAAAAGATATGAAAAAGAAACT